TCTCTACAGTAGTTTTTGCATCGTTTACAAAGTCTCCTACCATCTTCGAGTAAGCTGTGTTAGCTATCCCAGATACCTCATCTTCCCTAAGTCTTCTTAGAGCACTGTTTACTAAAGTTAAATATGTTGTGCTCATGCTACGTTCCTAAATAATCCTTGTAAAAAGTTAGGAGTCTCTACCTGTGGTAGCGGGTCTAGTAACTCTGGAGCTTGGTATGCAGGTTTGAACTCAAAGTTCTCAAATAACGACTGTGTGACTCCTCCGGGCCTTAGTAAGCCTATACCTAGGCCTAACCCCAACCCAGCACCTAAACCTGCTCCTGCGCCTTCTCCTCTTCCCTGTCCTTGTCCTTCACCAAAGCCTTCGCCAAACCCTTCTTCACGTCCTTGAGCAGTCGCTTGTTCTACTGCTTCCGCTGCCTCTGCTGCTTCTTCAGCTTGTTTTTCTTCAAACTCTTCTTGTTGTTCTGCTAGTTGTTCAGCTAGCTTATTTTCAAAACCTTGTTCTGCTGTTTGCATGAAATCATCTACTTGACCTTGAGTAAACAATTCTTCTGTAGGCTCTTCTGAAATTTCTCCAGCAGTAGATAAGTTAGGCACAGTTCCTAAAAGAATAGATGTTACGTTTACAGGATCTTCTCCTGCTTCTAAAGGATCTTCAGAATCTTCGCTTTCAAAAATATTTTCAGCTTGTTGTACTGAGTCATCTTTACCTTCTGAATAGTTTTCTAACTCAGATTCTAACGCTGCTGCTAGTTCATCATTACCAGCTTCTTTTTCAGCTTCTATTAGTTCCTCAAGTTGTCGTTCAACAATGTTTCCTTGGTCTACTACTGTAGGATCTTGAGTAATATCTTCGCTAGGAGCACCCTCAGAAACTTCAGCTTGAGTTTGTATATCCTGAGGAGCAGCTTCTGATATTACAGCCTCAGCAGCTTGCTCTGCTTCCTCTTCTGCCTCTTGCTCTGACTCAGTTACAGTTTCCTGTAGAGGTTCTGGTATTTGTAAAGTTATGTCTTCTTCTATCTCTTCGACTACTTCAGGTGCTGTAACAGGTATGTCTACCTCTGCTGTTTCTACAGTTTCGGCTTGTGCTGCAGATATAGAATCTCTAAGTTCTTTAAGATAATCAGCAGCAGCTTTCTCTCCCATGATTCTGTCTCTAGCATCTTGTTCAGCTTGCCTTTGATCTGCTGCTTGTTTTAGCTTTACAGATTCGTTGTATTCTCTTTCAGCATAGGATGCTGCTTTTCTAGCGTTATCACGTTCCGTTTGTGCAGCAGCTATAGTTTGTCGAAGTTTAGTAGCTTCGGTTTGTTTGTCTATTTCAGCTTGTTTCTTTAATTTCTCAAGGCGTTTATAATACGGCATATTTCTAGCTCTAAAACTACCGTATCGTCTTTTTTCATCTTCTAGTCTTTTTTGATAGTTAGCTATAGTTTCATCATAGCTTTCATTGCTTTCCTGAAGAGCTTCAGTAGCTGTAGTTACTTCATCGTCTGCAGTTTGTAAAGCCTCTTCAGCAGTATTTAGAGTATTTAAGAAACCCTGAGTAGCGTCTACTGTTGTTGTGTCTTCCTCCTCTTCGTCTTCTTCTTCCTCTGATAATGTTTTACCAGTTAGGTAAGCTAAGTACGGATTGATTCCTTCTTCCGAAAGAACGTCTTCATCTTCTCCTTCAAATGACCCTAAAGAAACACCTAGACCGGCTCCTCCAGCTTCAGCGCCAAATATACCTCCTAAAGCGTCTCCTAATAGACCTCCTAATTGCTGTCCAACTACAGCAGCAGCAACGGTTTTTAACCCAGCAGCAAACTGAGATTCATTAAACTCTGCTATTTCATCAAACCTAGTGCCGTACAAACCCACTGCACCTTCTTGTATGTAATTACCCGGTTTTTGTTGTGGGTCATACTCACCTGTCCAATACATATCCGTAAAGGAGCTAGGCTGCCCCGGATCACCTATGTTAAGATAGTAGGTGTCTCCTTTGTCGTCTTTGTAAAACCTAGGTATACCTTCGTCTTCTAAGAACTGATTAATTGTAGCGTTGTATGCTTTTAGTTCCTCAAAGTAGTTAGTGTAGGCAGCTTCTACATCAGCACCTTCCATACCACTAGGATCAGTAGATCCTGCAGCAGTCATTCCTGACTCGTCTGCCCCATAGAAGCGAGGCATATTCTTTACTAGCTCTCGTAGTCTAGCTAGCTGTGCTGTAGTTAGCTTAGGTGGGCCACCTTCTTCCTGCTCAGTGTCATCTTCAGAATCGTCAAGTATCCTCCCTCCTAAAAGACTTAGGGAAGCCTCGTCTGCAAAAGGATCACTGTAAGCAAAGGATGCGTAATGTCCCGGCACTATTTCTTACCCCATGTAGATAAAGTCTTGATGCCAAAGCTAGCTGATATTGCACCGCCTAGGAATACTTTGTAGTAATCAGGCATGGTAGCCAGCACGTTAAAACCTTCCTGCACGTAAGGAACCATGCTAGGTATAAAAGCACAAATGAGTGGCAAGCTGAGTATAACAGCAAACCACTCATCTTTCCATGAGGACTGAGATCCTTGAGCTTGCATGGTTTCCCAATCAGCGTCAGTCTCTATACGCCTCATTTTCGACTCATGTACAGCCTTTTTCTCGTCAGCTTTATTTTGAAAATAAGATCCGACTAGGTTTGTTATTGGTCCTATCAAAGACTGTAGCATTCATCTCCTCTGTGTAAAAGCTTAGGGGCTACCCGAAAGTAACCCCCTCAGCTTAGTTGGTGTTAGCCAGCAGGAACAACCAGCGTTAGACCAGACTCAGGACGCAGTACAGCTTTGCCGTACAGCATATCTGAGGTAAACAAGTTAGCAAGGAACTCTTGCTTGTAAGTTGTTTGAGATCTAACACCCATTTGCTCTACTAGAACAATAGCATCTCTGTGTAGGAGCATAGCACCTAGAGAGTCTACTGAGCTAGCTGAGTTGTCTCCAGCAGCCTCAACAGTTGGACAGTTGGTGCTGACAAAGACATCAATACCGTATAACTGACCAATTTGACCACCGGGAACCTGACCGCTGTTAACGAAGTCTGAGCTTACGTATCGGTCAATCCCCATGATCGTGTTACGGACAATAGGCGGGACTACAAAGAAGCGATTGTCCATAGGCACGTCTTGGTCATCCAGCTTTTGAATGATGCCACGGAAACCAGCGTCAGTAAATACGTCAGCGGAAACTACCGTGTCAGCAGTGTAAGTTGAAAGACCGTTTGAAGCGTCTACAAAGAACGTACCTGCGTTGTTGAGGTAAGTCGTGCTAGTCGTACCTGAAGTTCCCAGACCCGGCCCTAAAGCTGAGAGATCTGAGTCAACCTGAGTAGCCAAAGCGTACCCAGCATCTTCAGTGTAAAACTGACGCAACGAAGCCAAAGCCTGTACTTCAGTAATGTCTTCGATCAAACGAGAGTACTCGAAGTGTCGATTGACTGTTACCTGTACTTCACTTTCCGTTGCGTTTTGAACCGTAACGGCAGTGTTTTCAGATTTAGCATTCGCTGATCCACGAGTAGGCTTAGGAATGTGAAGCACATCACCTTTCTTGCCTTCCATGGACATTCTCTTAACGAGGTTAGCAAAAACCAAGTTCTTCTCATACGAAGCTATAATTTCATCAGACCAGATTTCTGGGATGAAAGTAGCTGCGCTAGTGTTGTCTACAAACCCGCCAGTGGCAGGATATGTTGAAGTAGCCATCTAATTTCCCCTTAATGGATAATTATTTGACCCTGTTCTCTGCATAAGCCCTGAGTATTTCATCAGAAAGCGAAGCATATCTTTCAGGGTCAGTTTTCATAAGTTTAATAATGTCTGCCCTTCGGTAGATTTTTTTTGGAGACCTTTCAGTGCTACCGCTTGCACCACCAGTGCTGGCTGCTCTAGCTGTTTGTTTCCTACTTTGTTTCTCAGCTTCAGCAGTTTGCGTTACTATCTGTTGACGTTCCTTCCACAAAGTGAAAAGCTCGTCAGCAGACTCATGGTCGTACTGTTGATCAGCAGCTACAAACAACTTTGTCCTAACTGGAGAAGCCTGTATCCATTCTGCAAACTTACTGTCTTTCAGTATAGTTTCCATATCTGGATGCTTTGTCTTCAGTACATTCAAAGCCGTAGCTTGTTTGTACTGAGCACTCAGCGTTTCAGCTTCTTTGATCTTAGGATGATTTGCAATCCGTTGATCTATAGCTTTGTCTGGTTCCGTAAAGAAATCTACTTCTTCTTGGACTGTTTGTTCAGGTTCGTTTGGTGTGAGTTGTGTTTGGATGTAATTGTCTACAACTTTTCTAAGCTCACCTACTTCAGAACTTTGTCTGCCCAAAAGCTTTTCAGCCTCTTGGTGCATTTGTACTAAGTCCTGAACAGACTTACCCTGATACTTGTCAGGTAGTTGAGGTTCCTCAGGAGTTGCCTCTGGTTCTATCTGTTCCGTGTCAAAAAGTTGATCTTGCTGCGGTGCCTCTTCTTGTTCCTGAACTGGCGGTGCAGCATCCTCACGCTCTAATATTTTAGCCATCATTAAACTCCGTACCCTATAGTATTGTGGAGAAAGTAGAAAGGGTTCTAGCTATGAACTTTGCTTTCTTTCGTATTTTATGTGACTATCTCTAGCCCTAGCCCAACGCCGTGTAGCATCGGGAAAGTGACCACTGATAGGATCTAAAGAAGACCTAACAGGTGAGATAATCCTAGTAGCACTGTAACCGCATTGACACCTGACGGTGCGCTTGTTTTCGTCTACTAGCTGCTCAAAAACGTGTCCGTCAAGACACTTGAAATCATACAGTTTCAGCATCAGATTTCTTGGGAAGCGGTCGCTGCTTCTGCCTCAGCTTTTTCTTCCTCATCAGACTCCTGTGCGTCTTTTTCAGCATTTTCCATTTGAGCTGGTAAGTTAAACAGAGTTGCAAGAATCGCCAGTTGTCCTTTACGGAAGTGTAGATTCTCTACGTCTGTTGTCGCTTCGACTGAGTTTATTTGCGCTACGTTTGCTTGTAAATCCCCTAGTAATTGTTTCCAACCAACAGAGTTAAACAATTCGTTGTAGTTAGCAAAGTATTCCTCTAGTTCTTTAGTCATCTTTTGTATTCCCTTAGTGTCTAAGATACAATTTTTAGTATATCACATTTTATGCTAAAAGTCAAGCATTATCTGCCTCTTTTTGCACCTCTCTTGTTTTTCATGCCATTCATCATTGGCTTCTTCTTTTTCTTGGAACCGTTCATCCCACCGTAGCTTTTACCGTATCCGGGCATAGTTTTCTCCTTAGGCAGTTAACATTTCCACCGTCTTCTAGCTTGCCTAATCCTAGAATTCGGATCGTTCCGTGTTTTAGCGGAACTTCTCTTTAACTGTCCTAGAGACCTAGCACAGTATGACTTACGTCTTTTAGCAGCTTTACTACCGGGCTTTACTTTCCCAGTGACAGCAGTTTTAAGCTTAGAGCCGGGGTTGGCTGCTCTGTAGGCTTTCACGCCTTTCTCAGTCATCCCTGCACCAGCTTTAGTAGGACGATAGTTACCGCCTTTACCTGTGGTGCGTCTAATCGGCTTGCTCCGCTTTCTGTCTGTCATTATGCTGCCTTGGATGTAGTTTTCTTAGCTGGTTTCTTCTCAGCTGCTTCTAGCTCTTTAATTCTATTTTCAAGCTCTTCAAACTTAGTATTAATTTGTTCTACTACTTGTTGAAGTTCTGTTCTTGATACCACCATAGATTATCCCCGGTTGTTAGCCTTTAGGTCTAGTTCTTTTTCTT